CATTCTATGGGGTAAATGACCCACTCTACCCACTTGTGAAAGATGGTAACCCACTTTCAAAAGTTGATATTCTCGGAGCTACAGAAAAGTATCTTGGTCAATGTGCTGACGACAGCAATGAACTATGTACTTGGGGAGACGGAGATTCTTTAGATCGTGAGAGAGTCAGGGACATTTTACTTGATGAGTTCGGATACACACATAAGGAGGCCTAAATGAACAGAAAAGTATTTCCTGTTGAACTCTATCGAAGAGTTTTAAAAAGAGCAAAATTTGATGAAGATTTCTACCACGCAATCGTAAGCGAGTATATCGAACTTCTTGATGAGCATTATGGGGTTCAAAATTTAGAGCAATCAGTTGCATATTGGGAATCAGAGAACCCCAGTTATATTGATTCCTTACTTACTACAGGAGAATAAAATGGCTGGTTTACTCTTTATACTGATTATATTCATTATACTTTACATACTTTATTTTTACAATCCACATCATTAAAAAAAATGACAACATCAATTCCAACCTACGATCTCCCGCAGAGTCCAATTTTAATAATCGGATTCTTTGGCATCTTATTCACTCTAGTTCTATTATACTTTGTGAATCGTGCTTATTTTAACAGTCCACTTAATCAGGACAAAAGATAATGGGATTAAACACACAACATAATGTAACACTTACAGAGGGTCAAATCAGTATTATTCTATGCTCACTTGAAGATAGTGTTAATAACAGTCAGCATACCCGAAGCGAAGACAATCAAATCCTACAACCATTTGATTCATATTGTCAAGCAGTTGATACGATTTTTGAAATTCTAGAGGGCTCAGTTGACAAGTATTATGAGAAAGTTGAAAAAGCCCAAGCAAAACGTCCAACAGAGGAGTGGTAATTATGGAACATACAAAAGGAATTTTATTCGAGTGCAATCTAAGTGAAGTGGAATTAGATACAATAATCGAAGCATTAAGCCGTGATTATGTAGATAATGACCCCGAAGTCTTAGAAAAAGAATACCAATTACAAGGCAAATTAAGGGAAATAATCAGCACTTTTTACACAAAAATAGATGCCCAGAAATTTACTCAAATGCAAGTGGAATCTATCAAGGGCTCAACCCTATGAAGTATAAGGAATTACTGAACCAATTAAAGGAACTCAGTAAGGAACAGTTAGAACTTGAAACTCTAGTGTTTATAAGGGATAAGGAAAAATTCGTGAGTCTTAATAATAGTCTTTACTTCGTCACAGAATTTGATGAATACGAAGAGAACTTAGAGACAGATCAACCTTATTTTCGTGTTTGATTCGTGTTTTTTAAAACCTTTTTAAATGGCTAAAAAAACATATATGTATTCTCTATAGATTTCGTTTAGAATGTGTATAGAATCCTTATAGAATGCGTTAGTTAAATGTTAGTGCTTATAGTGATCTTGGCGTGTAGCTTAACACAAATTCCCATAAAAGTCAAGCACATTCGTGTTATATAAGGGAACAATAACATACGGAAAATATAAACAATTCGTGGTATAATAGGGGTAATTCGTTATACATTAGTGCATTATGAGTTAGTAACAACAATTCGTCATAATAGGCAGACAATCTAATAACAATCCAGCCAGATGTTCGTGGTCTTATGTAACACTTAAGGACAGTCAATTATCGGGTGTTAAGTGTAAAGAATGTATGAGAAAGCTACACAGCAATAAGTGTTAACAACTCATCAGGTCTTAAGTAACACACAGGGCAGTCAATCTGTTTAGATTCTTATAAACAATTCAAACGTAATTAGCAGTGAGTTGTTAACACATAAGGGTTTAAATTAGTGTTCAGTTCTTATCACATAAGCGGGCCTAATCCTGGAGAGTTGTTGTTAATCAGTCGGGCCAATTTATTCGTTCGTCTTATAAAAAGGCTTGGCTCCTGATGGCCTGAAATATATACATTTGCTGATAAATGTATATTATTCGTGCATTTTCGTGTATAATTATTATATACAAACAGGTCACACTTAATTATGAAACTCTTTAATCTCAAACTAACCGAAGCAGAATTAGAGACAATCGCAGCATCATTAGAGGATTATAAAAACTATGATGACGAAGGAATGGATCCAGAGGACTTAATCGGGGGTTTACCAGTATTAGAGAGAGTTAACTCTATAGATGATAAGATCACAGAGTGCTTTGAACTAGGTTATTAATCCACACCACCAGACGCAGAGGGGCAGTTAATTCCCCCCTTTGCGTTTTTATGCCCCGTCCCCTTGCCGATTGAAAAACGACTAACTACCCTAACCTACAGAGGTGACAATCTGTGAACTTTATATTGAAACTAATTGGAATTGCATCAGGTCTCAAATACCTCGGATTACTTAAGCCTCTGATATACCTCTGCTTGTTTCTGATGGCATTGCTACTTGTGATTCTTGTGTAGAAAAAAATATTCGGCCAGTAAAAAGAGACTCAAAACCATTTTCAGGTAGAAAATTTCCCACGGCTTCAGAGGTCGTCTAAGGTTTGCAAAGGATATATAAAAATAAACTTACACAATAGGAAAATGAAAATCAGTGTAGACCATTACGAGAAAGACATTATAATGGAGACTCTTCAGTATCGGTTAGAGAATGATAACATACTGCTTATCGATGGATCGTTGAAAGATGACTTAGAGGATCTGCTGTCAAGGTTGGAAGAACCGACCCTCGACTAAAAAAGACTACGATATATACCTTAACTGTTGCATGAATTGAATTGTAATGGTATAATGTAAATGTAATTATTACGATGTTATGGCAAAAGGATTTACAGTAAAAGCAGACGCACCGAAGAAAAAGAATACGGACGAGTTTAATATTGCAGAGTGTAGACAACTAATCAGAGGCAAGACAATCGTATTCTGTCTACCTGGTAGAGGTGTATCCTATCAGTTTCTGAAGAGTTACGTAGGTCTCTGCTTTGATCTGGTACAGAACGGTGCAGCAATTCAGATATCACAAGATTACAGTAGTATGGTCAACTTCGCAAGATGTAAGTGTCTTGGTGCAAATGTACTACGAGGGCCTGATCAGAAGCCTTGGGACGGGAATCTAAAGTATGACTATCAATTATGGATTGACAGCGATATTATGTTTGATACAGAGAAGTTCTATCGATTGATTCACAACGCAATACCAAAGGAGGCAAGAACCTACGAGGATGTCATTCAACCAGTGCTCAATGCTGATGGTACAGAGCAGAAGGATGAGGAAGGAAAGGCAATCACTCAGATAGTGGGTAAGAACATCATTGTAGATCCAGAGAAGGAAAGAGAGATCGTTGCAGGTTGGTACTGTACAGAAGATGGGAGAACAACTTCAATTGCTCACTGGTTAGAGGAAGGTGACTTCCGTTCAAATGGTGGAGTCATGAATCATGAGACTCTCGAAACCATGAGTAAGAGAAAGAAGCCGTTCACTTGTGATTACACAGGATTCGGTTGGGTGCTCATCAAGAATGGTGTGTTTGAGCACGAAGAGATGAAGTATCCTTGGTTTGCTCCAAAGATGCAAGTCTTTGAGTCTGGTGAGGTACAGGATATGTGTGGAGAGGACGTTTCATTCTGTCTGGATGCAATCGAGGCAGGTATGGAGATCTGGTGCGATCCACTCATCAGAGTCGGGCACGAAAAAACAAGAGTCATCTAGGAGGACACTATGCACGATCAGAATTCAATCGATCAATCTGAGACACCTTCTCAGAAGTATCAGAGAGCACTTGATCTCTTTACAGAGTCAGTGCTGAAACCTGATCACAATCTTCGAGGTTGTGCTCATAATCAAGGTTGTTATGATCAATTAATGGAAATTCGAGAGCATGTTCTTGAATACCTCAAGACTCTCAAGGAAGTCACATATCACGAGAATGCTGATGAGTCTGATATAATTGAGAGTGAGAAGTTGGAGAGTATTAAGAAATATCCCTCAAAGTGGCGGTAAAAAAAAAATCGTCGTCAAAGTCAAAAAATCGTCGTTAAAGTTTAGGAATTATTAATTATGGCAATGAGATTCAGTATGGGTGATTCATTAATTGAAACCCGTCCAAAGAAAACAAGACAAGGAAAAGGAAAACATAGTAAGTACTCTGCTACGAGTCGTAACGGGGCAAAGAAGAGATACAGAGGTCAAGGCAGATGAACTGCTGGCACTGTGGCACTGAATTGATCTGGGGTGCCGATCATTCAATGGAAGACATAAATGATGGAGAGGAGTCAGAATACGATTTCTTCTCCACTTTTACTTGTCCAAAATGTCAATCTTACGTCGAAGTTTATCATCATAGTTAAATGGCTTGTTTAATTGCAAATCTACCCTCCTATGAGGTATGGGTAAGAAAAGAATATCTAACCGACCATAAGAGTGGTCATGGTGAGTTTGTAAAAGGAGTATGGGTATCCGCAAAGAGTATACCAGGTCGTGCCTTTTACTTCGAAACTTATCTACCAGAGTATGCTGCGATGTTTGATAAATTGCCTATCTCTGCGTTCACAACCGACCCTGAGACACCTAAACCTGATATGACTCTACATAATCTTCAGTTTTGGAATTGTATGGACTACGGAGTCGTAGCAGTACAGAAGCAGTTTATCGGTTCGATGCACTACGAAGTGCTTACAAGGGATTATGGAACCCAAACAGGTACATATATCTGCACTTTAGACAATTATCATCAAGATGTAGATGCAATTGACTACTCTACAAGTGAACAACCAGCTGAACATAAGAGTCATAACCTCTTAGAACTCGATAATGGGCAGTTTTGCCTCTATCCAAACAACAGAATGAGGATTTATGACAATAGTATAACACCTGAGACACCTAAGACTCCTGATTTTAAGGTTTCAACAGTGTATTATCAGGTAGAAAACGGTCATGATCGTGATGGGCTGGGTTCAGAAGAGAATTATTTCTGGAAAACTGCTAAAGAACGCAAAAAAATTGAAAACGAACCCGAATTAGGATAAATAAAATCAAAATGGAGAGAAAAATGGTCATCAAAATGGATAAATCACAAGAATTTGTCAAATCTGGTCGAAAATTGATCAGTGAGTACGATGCAGACGTTTATTATGAGGAAAAAGAGGAAGAAAAACCTCAATTTTTGAAAGAAGGCGAATAAATAAACCTATATCTTAAAAACCCTTATAGATATATTAGGAAAAATATATCAAATTGAATGGTAGTTAAAATTTCTCGTGCATTTAAGGACATTAGTTTGTCATTTACGAGGCATCCTGTCACAAATGACGTGACTGTGCTTCGAAATGAGGATGCAATTAAGAAATCAGTGGTTAATTTGTGTAGAACACGTATTAATGAGAGATTTTTTAACGACTTATTGGGTACATCAATTGAAGATTCTTTGTTTGAGACGAATCTGAATGACATTTCATCATTTTTAGAGAGAGAAATTACTGTTTTACTTAAGAACTTTGAACCAAGAATACGACTAACAAACGTTTTAATTGATTCTATAGTTGATTCACACGAGTTACAGATAAGAATTGAATATGAAATCGTAGGATTACCTTTTCCGACACAAAATATAGAATTTTTACTTCAACCGACTAGGATATAATGTCATTTTCACAGTTTACTAACCTAGATTTTAATACTTTAAGGGCTCAGATCAAAAATTACTTGAGGTCAAACTCAAATTTTTCTGATTTTGACTTTGAGGGATCTAACTTTTCAGTTTTAATTGATACTTTAGCATATAATACGTATATTACTGCGTTTAACTCAAACATGATTGTTAATGAGTCCTTTCTTGACTCAGCAACGGTTAGAGAAAACGTAGTTTCACTGGCAAGAAACATAGGATATGTTCCTCGATCTCGAACTGCAGCACAGGCGACCATATCTTTTACTGTTACAAACACAGAAAGCGTAAACGTTGATGCACCACCCTCTACAGTCACTCTGAAGGCAGGTCTAGTCTGTATCGCTTCAAATAGTA